ACAAATACTAATAATTTAGAAAAATCAGTTTATACAAATTTAACTGATCAAGCAAAAGATACAATGAGAAATATGCCTAGTATAATTACTAATACTAATAATTTAGAAAAATCTGTTTATACTAATTTAACAGATGAAGCAAGAGGTACAATGAGAAATATGCCAAACATTATAACTAATTCAATTAATTTAGAAAAAAGTATTTATTCTAATTTAACTGATGTAGCAAGAGAAACTATGAGAAATATGCCAAATGTGATAACTAATTCAATTAATCTTGAAAAAAGTATTTATTCTAATTTAACAGATATTGCCAAACCAACTATTAAAGAAACTACTGTTAATACATATCAAATTGGATCAGCTAATAAAAATGATAAATTAAATTATACAGTAGATTATAATGATATAGCTAAAAATACAATTAAACAAACAACTATAGATACACAATTTATTGGTTCTGCATCTAAAAATGATAAATTAAATTATACTATTAATTACAACGATACTGCAAAACCTACAATAAAACAAACAACCGAAATAACCAAACAAATAGGATCAGCTAATAAAAATGATAAATTAAATTATACAATTGATTATAAAGATTATGCAAAACCAACAATAAAACAAACAACACTAATAAATAATAATATAGTGGGTGTAAGAAAAGAAATTTTAGATGAAAATTCGCATTTATCGGCTAATAATATGACCATAGATGATAGAAGAGAAATATCAACATATAATCAAACATCAAATGGTGTAAGAGATTTAAATGGTCCATATATAAATAAAAAAACAGTTAAATTAATAGATCCAATATTATATAGTTATTCGGGTCCGCCTATAAAAAGATTAGATAATAATATTATGCCAAATGATTCAGAAAATAATTATGATATACAAGTAGATAAAAACATATTAGAAAATAATTTTAATTATAATGTAAACTTTGATTATATTTCAACATTAAATAATAATCCTTTAGTTAATGATATTTTTCATATTAAAAATTTGTAATTTTTTTTTCGATTATAAAAATTTGAACCTTTAAAAAAATTAATTATATTATTTGATGACATATCGGGGTAATCTAATTCAATTAAACCACATTTTACATCAGCCATAATTTCATTATAATATTTAAAAATTATATCATTTTCTATTTGATCATCTTTTTTAATAATATCATCTTTATGAGTATTTAAGATATTATTAATATAATTATATGAATTAATAATTTGTTCTTTTGATTTAGCACTATTAATAATAATATTTCCTTTTTGAAAAATAAATATACTTATATCTTTATTAATTGTTACTAAATTATTTGCTAAAGTTTGATTAGATATTTTTATAATAACACATGCTTTTATACATTGTTCATATGTAGATCTTATTTTTTTTTTTGTTAATAAATTATGTAATTTAGTTCTATCAATTTGCATATTAATTTTATAATTAGAATTAATCATATCCATTTTAAAATCACTTATTTTTAAAGTATCTATAGATTCAAAAAATGGGAATTCTGATGTTTCTAAAGCTTTCATTTTATTAATTATTTTATTTAATGCAATATTTATATTATTTACTGATTTACAACCGGACATTTGTATAGATCCGTTTTTAAATAATTTCATATTAATTCTAGGTTCTTTATCTAATTGAATATAAGATCCACTTGTGACTCTTATAATAATAGTTATTTGATTATAAAAATAATTTTTATTATTATCTTGTGAATGATTTAAAATATTATGTCTTTTCTTTTTTTTTTTTAAAGGTAATAATGTTTCAATTTTTTCATTACTAATTTTTTTTGCTATAATATCATTATCATTAATTATTAAATATTTTTCAATATTATTAATATTTAATTTTGTATTTATTTTACAAGAAGCACACATAGTAGAAATATTAATTCCTTCGGGCAAATTATTTATTTCATATTCATCTACATTAATTAAATCTTCATAATTTTTAGTTTCATTTTTTTTTATAATAATTTTATTAATTAAATTAAAATATTTATCTATTTGATTTATATTAATTGTATTAATATCTAAATTATTTAAATCAAATTTAATTTTTTTAATATATTTTTTTATTTTAGAGTCATAATTCATATAATTATTGTATAAATTGTCTTTAAATAATATTATTTCAATTTTTTATAAACTAATATATAGATATGGAAGATAAAGTTCAAAGAATAAATACAAAAAAATTTATAATTATTCACCACCCTAAAATTATTAAAATGATTTATCAAGGTAAAAGAATTTTAAAGGAAATAAAATAATATAAAAAATAAATTATAATTTATATAAATGACAACTATATTATCTTTTGATGTTGGATTAATAAATTTATCGTATTGTATTTTAACAAAATCAATTTTTAAAAATGAATTAGATGAAGAATCTAATAATTGGTCAATAAAAGAATGGTCAATTATAGATTTTACAAATAGAATAAATGAAGTTTGTAATGTTTGTGGAAAAAAAGCAAGTTTGAGTAATATAGTTGATAATTTAACTAAATATTATTGTAAAATACATGCAAGAAATATTGAATTAGAAGAAGATGATTTTGATAATTGTTTTAAAAAAAATAATGAACAAAATTCTTTATGTTTTTATACTGGAAGAAACAAATGTAAAAAAAAAGGAACATATATGTCAGGTTGTAATTTATATTGTTGTACACATGCTAAAATTTTACATAAAAAAAATAATAAAAATAAAGAAATAAAAATATTTAAAAAAGCAGGTATTTCATCTATTAATTTTGATGATATAAAATATAAAATTATTTCAGAATTAGATAAAAGAAAACATTTATTAAATACAAATTATGTTGTTATTGAAAATCAACCATCTATAAAAAATCCTAGAATGAAATCTATAGCTTCAACATTATATGATTATTTTTTAATTAGAGGTATATTTGATAAAATAATAAATAATTCAAATATAATACAAGTTAAATTTCAAGCTCCTTCAAATAAATTAAAATTAATAAATGAAGGTGATAAACAGGAACTAGTTAAAATATCAGGTAATGATCAGCAAACATATAAATTAACAAAAGCTCTAAGTATTAAATATTGTTCTGATTTAATAAAACATTTACCTGATATGACTGCATATTTTAATAGTAATAAAAAAAAAGATGATTTGGCTGATAGTTTTTTACAAGCAGTTTTTTTTTATAATAGAAATATTAAAAAAATGATTTAGATAATAATCTTTAGATCATTTATTAAAATGCAAAATAATCATTTAAAGAATAAAATATTGAAATAAAATTTATTTAAACATTATTTTACCTATATATATAATGGAAATAACAAAAGGCGTCATATGTGTTAGAACAAAATCTAATACATCACCTAAAAATATAGAAATGATTGGAATAGATTTAGAAGGTAGAATATTATTGCAGTTTAATTGTGAATTTATAAATAATATAAATTATGTTGAATATTTACCTCATTCAAAAAATTATAATCAATTATTTTATGAAATAATAAATAAATCCTACTTATGGAATATAAAATATGAAACTAGACCACATATAAATAGAAGATTAAATGATTTTTTATTTGATATTATTTTTATTGTTACAATAAATATAGAACTAATAAATGATTACATTAATTCATCAATAGCATTAAATAATATTTTAATTGAAAAATTCTATGATTTATCTATTTTTAATGATACTGATTTATCTAATAAAAGTATAATACCATTAAATAATGAAAATATTACAGTACCAAATACATTTAAATTAATACTATATGATTATCAAAAAAAAAGTTTAGCAAAAATGATTGAATTAGAAAATAACCAAATACAGAAAATTCAATATTCATATAATATGTTATTTCATGATTTAAAAATAATATTTGATCCTTTCACTAATAAGAAAATTAATAAAGAATTATATTTAAATGTTAAAACAAATGGTGGAATTTTATCTGACGAAATGGGTTTAGGTAAAACTATTACTTCAATAGCATTAATTTTAAGCAAACCTGCACCTACTGATTTACCTAATATTAATTGTAATAATAAAATTAATTCTAAAGCTACTGTAATAATATGTCCTTCTCATTTGGCTAAACAATGGGAAAGTGAAATTAAAAGATGTTCGAATTTAAAAGTAACAACTGTATTAACAAAATCAGAATATAATCATTATAATTTTAATAATTTTATTGAAACAGATATTATTATTACTAGTCATCAATTTATAATGAATTTAAAATTTTATCAAGCTTTGTATTATAAACAATGTACAGCTATACAATATAATGCTGCAGAAAGACAAATGTTAATTCAAAGATTTTTAATAACTAGTTTATGTGATTTATCTTTTGAAGAAATTAAAGAATTAGATCAGCCATTATTTGAATTTTTTAATTTTCATAGAATAATTTTAGACGAAGGACATGAAATTTTTGCTGGTTTATTATCAAATATAACATTGGCTAAATGCATTTCTAATTGGATATCATCATTAGATTGTAATAATTATTGGTATATATCTGGAACACCTTTCATAAATTATTATGGATTAAAAAATGCTGCTAATTTTGTTAAATTAGTTTTAGAAGATCCCGATAGAAATATTAAATTTAATTATTCAGGTTCAAATAATCTTTTAAATAAAAATATTGATAATTTTATTCATAAAGAATATTTATGGAATAATATTCTAAATAAAATTTGTATCAGACATAGAAAATGTGATATTGAAAATCAAATTAATATTCCAGGTTATCAAGAAAAAATTATTTGGTTAAATTTTACTGATATTGAAAAACAATTATATGATGCTAAAAAATCAAGATCTCACGATTTATATTTACAACAATTATGTTGTCATCCATTAATTGTTGAAACAAGTAAAAAAATATTTGGTGATATTGATGTAGATTTATCTGTAATGCAAGATAAACTTATTGAATATCATAAAAAAAATTACATAATTTATAAACAAAAATTAGAAAAACTTATACCTGGAAAACCTGAATATCATATGTTAAAGAAAATATTTGATACTCAAATGAATGAATCACATTATTTATACACTATTCTTGAAAAAATGAAAAATCCTGATGAAATTAAAAAAATAGATGATGAAATATGTTGTATTTGTATGGAAGATATTAAATTACCTGCAATTACTAAATGTGGTCATATATTATGTAGTTATTGTTTGAAAGAATGGTTAAAACATAAATCAATTTGTCCTATATGTAAAACAAATTTACTAAGTAAAGAAATTTTCATAATAAAAAAAAATAATAATGAAGAGATAAATCCTTTAATTACTAAATATGGTTCAAAACTAGGTAAATTAATTTCATATATAAAATCATTAATTGAAATTGATAATTCTAAAATTATTGTTTTTTCACAATGGGATGATATGTTATCTTTAATTGGTAAAACATTATTAGAAAATAATATTAATAATTCATTTGTTAAAGGTAATCTATGGAAAAGAAATTCTGCTATAAATAAATTTACTAATACTCTTGAAAATAAAGTTATTATGTTAAGTTTAAAAAATGCAGCATCAGGAACAAATTTAATAAATGCTACACATATATTTTTTGTTGAACCTATTAATTCAGCTAAAGAAGAAATAAAAACTATTGAAAGTCAAGCAATAGCGAGAGCTTGTAGAATTGGCCAAAAAGAAAAAGTTACTATTATTAGAATTTTAATTAAAGATACAATTGAAGAAGAAATATATAATAGAAATTATACTTAGTATTAAATATCTAAATATATATAATGTTAGATGATTTAGATTCACAATCGGAAATAATAGGATTATATTTATGGTTATTATTTGGATATTTAAGTTCAATGGTCACTTGTGATCTACAAAAATTAATGAAAGATAATATATTATTTAGACATTTTATTGGTATAGTTTCTTTTTTCTTTTTATTTACTATTCATAATTCTAATAATTGTCATATTATTATTCTTCTTCAAAAAACAATCTTAATTTATTTTATATTTCTTGTAATGATTAAAAGTAAATTGTATTTTGCATTACCTGTATTATTTTTATTAATTATCGACCAAATAATAAAATATCATAAAGAATATCTTTATAAAAAAAATAAATTAGATAAATCTATTAAAAAATATGAATATTTAAGAATTATTATTAAT